AGCAGGACAAAAAGATAGTTTTAGACCTCCTGTAACTTATCCAGCTATACCAGTTCCAGTGATGAATAGTACATGTGGCACTTGTGGTATTGATTTTGGAAACAAAACATGGGGTTATGTTTGCAATCATCCAAATTGTCCGTCTAGGATTACTGCACAATCGATATCTTATACAATAGGTGGAGCTGGTTCTAGTGGTGGTCCTATTGGTGGCGCAGGTATGAATAGTTTTCCACCAGGTGCTAATGGACCAGCAGGTAATACTAATGAATACTGAGCGAATTAAAAATGCACGTCTTTGGAAAAAAGAAATTTGGAATGATATTGTCATTACTAAATGGGCGGACCTTTGGCCTGAAGATGTGCAGCAGATGTTAACTATTATTAACAAGCTTAGCAGATCACCTGCAACAGCTCAAGACTATAGAGACTGGCTAAATGGAAGGAAAAATTATTCTACTAAGTGATATTTACGCTGTAAGGAAACGAAAAGAAGAAGAATTGGCGTATTATCATGAGCAGTTAGAAAAATTAAAAGAAAAGATGTTCTTTATACAGAAAGAAATAGATATAACTAATCTTTGTATAGAGATTATAGAAAAAGAGAAAGTAGTTGATGTGAAAGAGTTAGTTGAGAAAAAACGTGGATAGGAATCTTAACTACTATCTAGATAATACTTACGGTGATTGTCAGTTAGAAACATGTGAATGTATATTAAAAAAAGTGTGGTATGGTACTGATTGCCCTAATTGGAAACCATTTGGGTATAAATCATTTGATGAGATGACTGAAAATCTCGAATTAATTAGAAACAAAGTAGAAAATAGCATAAGAAGAGGTAAAAAATGGACTGGGACTTAATTGTAGACGTAATATGCGATAATGTTAAGGATAACAATGTTCGCGAAGATATCTACCGTAAACTCCTGGAAGAGTCAAACGATTCTAGGATGGCGGAAGATTCGTTAGGAATTGATGATGTTTTTGATAAAGTGTTTATTGAAATACATGATGAAGATGAAGATGATTTATACGACGACGATAATGATGACTACAGTTATGATGACGAATAAATAATGGATGAGAATAGTTGGAATTGACTACAGTTTATCATCTCCCTGTATTTGCATTTGTGACGCTGAAAACTTCAGTTTCTCAAACAGCAAATTTTATTTCCTCACAGACGTAAAAAAATATGATGTAGATATAGACAATCTGCAAGGTGATATGCATTCTCATTATTTTGTTGAAGAAGAAAGATTTAATAATATTACACAATGGGTGCTTGATAAATTAAAAGAAGGTGATATAATTTATATGGAAGGCTATTCCATGGGCTCTACTGGCAGAGTTTTTAATATCGCCGAAAATGCAGGTTTGTTAAAGCACTATTTGTGGAAAAGGAAATATACATATAATATAGTGCCTCCTACAGTAATTAAAAAATTTGCTACTGGCAAAGGCAATGCTAATAAACAGTTACTCCAAGATTGCTTTGAGGTTGAAACTGGTTATTATATAAAGAAAAAATTATCGATGACTGATAAACAATCTAATCCTTCATCAGATATTATCGATAGTTATTATATTTGTAAATATGGCGTTAACATGGAGAAAAAAAATGTTTAGCTGGATTAAGAATTGGTTGTTTGGTAAGGCTGACGTCAATAAAGACGGCCAAGTAAATATGGCAGATGCTAAGATTGTTGCAGAGAAGGCTGCTGTTGCAGCTGCTCCTGTAGTAGAGAAAGCAGCCGAAGCAGTAGCAGCAAAGGCAACAAAGGTTGCAACTAAGGCTAAGGCAAAGGGTAAGGCTAAGGTTGGAACAAAGAAGTAAGAAAATAAGAGTGTGTTCAGAGGCAGGCAGCAGCGTTCCAGTTGTTGCAGGTGAATGTCCTGCCTGCCATCTGGGCGATCGATCTTTAATTCTTTTAGGGTATCTTCCCAGTTTTATGGGACCTGCTCACAATGAGTTATTTTTTCAATGTGTCTGCTGTAATGAAATAACAGTAAGACGAGTGTATGAAGTAGCAGAGGAATAAATTATGGCTGTTAATAAAAGATCAAAATACACCTCTAAGGGTGAACGTTCATCTATGAATCGAACAATTACCAACTCTATCCGTAAAGATAGAACATACGGTGATCGCCTCTCAAACCAATTAAAGGCTTGGGCAAAAGGTAAGCGTACTATGGTTACTATTGAAAATCCAAATAAGAATGAAACTAACAAGCGTTTCATTCGTGTTGAAGGTAACGATTCAAGAGCTTTTGGGCCCTGGCGTAGAGAAAAATCTGAGAGCTAATATGATTAGAGTATATGGTAAGGATAACTGCAACTATTGTAGACTTGCAAAAGATCTTCTAGATAGAACTGGTATGAATTATGCTTATGCGACTGTCGGTGAAGATATTGGTATTAATGAAATAAGAGAAATGTTTCCAGGTGTATCGTCAGTACCTATTGTTGAAGTGAATGGAGAATGGATTGGTGGATTTAATGAGCTTAAGCAATACATTGAAGAAACAAGAAACAACGATGGCAACGCGTTCTAAATCTGTGCTTATTGAAATGCTTCATCAAGGCATTGTCAATCTTAAATTTACAAAGTCAGATGGTACTGAACGTACTATGAGATGTACCTTAGTAGAGACATATATTCAACCGCATGAAAAGAAGACTGAAAGAGTAAAAAAGTCAAACGAGCATACACTTTCAGTATGGGATATAGAAAATAATGGATGGCGCTCTTTCCGCTTTGACTCAGTTATCGAATTTAATAAATAATTAAAATTGTTATTTAAAACGGGTAAGAGTTAATGTCAGATCCTATTACAACCTCTCTTATGGCAAAGACAATATCAGGGGTGAGTGGTTTAGTGGGTGGAGTTACATTTATGGTATTTTATCGTCCAAAAAATGTCTGGGATGCAGCAGTTAGATCAGGGTTGAGTACAACCGCTGCTATAGTCTTTGCCCCTATTATCGCAGACTATTTTGAACTTCGCCATACTATGGATAATATGGTAGCTACTTCAGTCATTATTGGATTTTGCGCTTGGAGTATACTATCTTTAGTGGCTAGATTTTTAATTAATATACAGGATGAAAAAACAAATATTAAACTTCCTGATTTTATAGAAAAAAAATAACTTCCTTTTGATATAGGTTATATTATGGAAAAGAATGAATTGAATCAAAACGCTCGGGGCGGAACCGAGCTTATGCAAGAACGTCTTCACACATCCCTTCCAAAAGAACTTCTCGATCAATTTCAGATCATACCTTCACGTGTGAGAGAATTAGATCCAGATAAGAAGAAGATTCTTTGGCTTCATGATCTTCCTAACGATCCAGAATCAGCTCATCTAGCAGATGTTGATCAGCGTAAGCGTTTTGATAAAATTGTTTGCGTATCCGACTGGCAGATGCAACTCTATAACCTTATCTCTGGCGTTCCGTATTCAGAATGTGTTGTGATTAAGAACGCTATTTACCCCATCGATATAAGTGATAAAGAGTATGACGGTACAGTCCGCTTAATCTATCATACTACTCCTCATAGAGGTCTTGAAATACTAGTTCCTGTATTTGAAGAACTAGTAAAGATGCATGGTGATAGTATTCATCTCGACGTTTACTCGAGCTTTAAGATATATGGATGGGAAGAGAGAGACGCTCAATATAAGCAATTATTTGATCGTTGCAAAGAGCATCCTAATATCACATATCATGGATCTGTCTCTAATGAAGAGATTAGAGAAGCACTTAAGAAGTCTCATATCTTTGCTTATCCTTCAATTTGGCCAGAAACATCATGTCTAGCAGTTATTGAAGCAATGTCAGCAAAAAATATAATAGTATGCCCTAACTATGCAGCACTACCTGAGACATGTGCTAACTTTGCTATGATGTATCCATTTAATGAAAATAAGAACGTGCATGCAGTTCAGTTTGCACATACGTTGAATAATGCAATAGTTGCTATTAAGCAGCAAGGTAAAAATCAATCTCCAGTTCTAGAATTTCAAAAGCAATTTTTCGATTACTTCTACAGCTGGGAAAAAAGAAAAGGAGAGTGGTTAGCTCTCCTTCAATCAGTCGGTAAAAAGTTTGGAGAGGACTAAGTCCTCTCTATATCGTTTAGTAAATCTTCAAGCCATTCAGCATCCATAGATGCCATATAATTGACACCTTGATCAAATTCATCTTTACATTTAGCTGCACGAATGTTACGTACAACTTCGAGACGACGATAAAGCGCTTCTAAAATCTTCTCTTTAGGATATCTAGGTTCATCTGGTGAATATGTACTCATTGGCGAAACTCCCAGCACTGTGCCGCATCAACAGCGTCAATATAGTTTACAAAATACTTTACTAAAACTATATTATACCACATCTCATCAACATGCTCAGATAGAACGACTTTATACTTGTAATAAAAATCGTCAGCTACATCTTCGATCTTAGAAAGTCGCAAAGGCATATTAGCCTCCAAATAGTGAGATAAGCGAAAGACCGATTACAAGAGTAACCATCGACACTTTGAACATGAAGTTCTGGAAGTCTTGATCTTCGATACGCATTACTGTTCTCCTCAAGGAATCATCATCCAAGATACAGAAGGTGAATGAGGGCAGGTCATATTCTGATACAGAACAAACCCGTTAGGATAGCTTTCCAGCAATGCTGGAAACGGTGTAATGTAGATGTATTCTGACATTTTCATTCTCCTTAAGCTGTCCAGCCGTTTTCATTAGAAACCCTACCAACGTAATTGCCTTTATTATCGTAGTTAGGAATATTAGGCCAGCGACGAAGGAACTCTTTAAGAGCCTTTGAACTATGATTATCTGGTTGCAATTCATAATTATCGAGAATAATAGTATACTTCTCAACCAACGCAATAATCTCAGTACGTGTAAGATTTGCTGAGTTGCTCATTTCCGTTCTCCTTATCATATTATTATTATAGATACTCTAGGAAATAAATCAACTGGTTTTTTCACAAAAAAACACCAATAATTTCAATAATTTAAAAAATCAATGATTTCAATAGGTTAATTTTCGCAAAAAACTCAATGATTTCAATGTATTTTTTTTGGAAAAAACCAG